CAGTATTAGCGGTTGTGACTAACACCTTACAAGCAGGAACATTAACCTTTGATTACAAGGCTATTGGAACGACTGCGGCTATTGCAGCACTAAGTTACATCAGTAAGAAGTTCTTAACTAATTCAGCAGGGCAAGTACTTACGAGTGAGCCTTCGAAGTAAATTATTGTGCAAGTAAATGAATGTGGCATAAAAGGATTGCACAACGCATACGCACCTAAGCAGTGTTATAACGTTTCCAGAGACCCACATTTTTAACATCATTGCGGCTACATTGCCCCAAGTTCGCCCTCAAATCATACGGGGCTAGTGTCCGAGACACATTTAACGCCCTCTATCTAACACAAGAACGATAGAGGGTACTTTTAAAAACACTATAAAATTAGAAAAAATGAAAAGTAAAATTTTTAAATCGCTATTCAAAGTTGAAGGGTTTATTTTTGATGGGACAAATGAAAAAGAAGTCAGGGATGGTTTATTAGAGTTATGCGATAAAAAATATTGTAAAATTAAAGACGCTAGCAGAGAAACAGTAGAAAGACTTCATTTTCAACAAAACGCTATTATTGGTTTTAATACTTTCAATGGGGATATATCTTCTTTCCCATTAGAATACGAAGGAAATATTCAATTTGAGGAAGAAACAGCCACGATAGATAAAACCGTTGAACCCCCCATAATAAATAATGATACTATTTATAAATCGGGAACAATGGACTTGAAAGAGTGGGTAACCCACAATGGCAAAATAAAGAAAATAACCATTGAATTTTAATACAACAATGAAACATCTACTATTCTTCACTAAAGAAATAATCCTTACAGCGATAGTTTGTGTCGTGGGTTGGGTTATCTCAAAATTTCAGTAATATGCAAATAGTAAAATATACATTAAGGATGTATCTAATGTTAGCTATATTCTCGTTTTCTTTTTGTGTAATGGGGGTTTATGACAACCACGATATGACAATGTTGGATGGTGCTATTATGGGCTTTTTTATTACAATGGCATCAGATGGGATTTTATCACTAACTAAATATCGCCTCAATGACACACCGTAAAAAACACATAGAAGGATACAACTACTTATTTATAATGATAGTCTTTTTGGCTATGTTAGGGGCGTTGGTGGGGTGTATGTCCGACCGTACAGCGTTGCAAAGAGTGCTCACAAAGAAACCTTTATTTGATACAACAGGTCAGATATATATGCAATTATACCCTTGCGATAATAAGGTGATAGCATCTAAGGCAGATACGATAATAAAACATGATAGTAGTATTAGTTACGAGCCTTACTACATTGATTGCCCCAATTTAAACAGTCACGATACAGTACCAAAGAAAATAAAGGTATTAATCCCAGTTAAAACTTACGTTAACAACACCCGTATAATTGACAGCATTACCCGTATAGACAACCAACAACTATCCCTTTGCAAATCGCAAATACAAGATAAGGACAAGCAAATAGCTATACTTAATCAATCAGTAACAGATAGCAGACTACAAGCAGCAGTAAACGAAAAGGATGCTAGTAAATGGGAGTTGTATTTCTGGCTATTGATTGCAGCGATAGTTATTGCGTTGGTATTGTATATAGTAAAACCTAGGTTATGACACTTAAACAACGCTACGAATCAGTCGCAACAGCCTATTTGAACAAGTTTATTAAGAAGCAGGATATTGACTTCGATGGATGGGTAAGCGATGACATTGGGGGGATAGCTTCTTTCTGTTGTCAATACTTCTTCAATTTTGACGATATGCGCTACGATATAGACAATAATTGTGAAAAAGGATTAATATTAAGATGGCAAGAAGATGGAGTAGACTATAATATGAAAGCAAATACAGACACAATAAACTATCATTCATATCACAAGGGATTGAGGTATGAGTATTTAAAAAAAAATAGTTATGAGGCAAGTAAATCAAGCTACAATAGACTTAATAAAACACTTTGAGGGGTTTTCAGCAACTGCCTATCATGACAGTATAGATAAAATTGGCATCGACACAATTGGATATGGCAGCACAACTTACCCTAATGGCACTAAAGTAAAAGTAGGAGACCCCACAATTACAGAACAACAAGCAATCGAATACTTAACCTTTGAAGTCAATCAAAAAGCAATAGCCGTTAGTCATTTAGTCACATCACAACTTAACGATAATCAGTTTGGTGCGTTGGTGTCTTTTGCGTACAATTTAGGTGAAGGCAACTTATCCGAAAGCACTTTACTAAAGAAGGTAAACGCAAACCCAAAAGACCCCTCTATACAGCTAGAATTTGATAAATGGATATACTCTAACCATTTACCCGTTAAAGGTCTAGAAACACGCCGTAGGGCTGAATGGCAACTATATAACACGTTATGATAATAGCACTTGCAATAGAATTATTATTCACCCTCATAGTAGCAATATTATGGGCTAACCTTATCGACAATGCCAACCCCACCCATACGATTTGAACCGTTGAAGATAATTAATACTTTACCTAAAAAGAAGATATGTCCAACAATACCGAAGAAAAAAGTAAAACAAAGACAGAACAGATAAAAGAATACTTTTTATTGCATCAGTCGGAAGATTTACAAGTGATTGCGGATAAATTCAAAAGCACACGCCCAACGGTGTCTAATATTGTGTCGGCATTAAGGAAAGAAGGGAAAATACCACCATTACCCGAAGATTTTAATAAGGGTAAAAGGGGAGAAGAAAAACACCAAGCGTTATATGATGAGTGCGAAAAGACGGGGATTCCCCAAGAAAGGGTCACGCATTATTGGTGGAAAACTAAAGATGCTTCCATGTTCGTAAAATGCGAACAAACACAAGAAAGCGACATTTTAAAATCAATAGAGGACATAATAACCGAAAGATTAACCACTAGAATAAAGATACCTTCAACACCTAACGAAACTTGCCAAAAAGCCATCAAAGTAACCATATCAGATGCCCACGTTGGACTAGACCCTAACCCTAACGGATACGGGATTTACAACTACAAATACAATGCAGACATATTCTTTCAGAATTTAGATAGTGTCTATAATTCCGTAATGGCTAAATATAATCAGTTTGGAAAATTCGACACTTTATTTATAGATGATTTAGGAGATGGTTTAGACGGTTGGAACGGGTTAACGACTAGAGGCGGTCACGACTTGCCACAAAATATGTCTAACGTAGATGCTTTTAAAACTTTTGTTACAGGAAAACTAAACCTAATCGAAAGGCTAATTGCTGCCAATGTTTCCGACAATATAGAATGCCGTAATGTGTCAAACGATAACCATAGCGGTGACTTCGCAAGGATAGCGAATGAAACTATCAAAATGGTATTAGATAGAATTTACGGAAACGGGCAAATAGGTTTTAAGATACTCAATAAGTTTGTAGAGCATTTCTTTTACGGTGACCATTGTTTTATCCTCACTCACGGAAAGGACGAAAAGCAAAGGGTTAAGAATCTATCGTTAGACCTAACGCCAGCGATAGTAGAATTTTTTAGAAGTTATATAGACTATCACGGTATCAACTCAAAGTTTATTCACGTTGATAAGGGGGATTTGCACCAATTAGGATACAAGCGTTGTAACAAGTTTGACTATCGCAATTATATGTCATTTGCGCCGCCTTCATTCCATAACAGTCACAACTATAACGGTTCATATAGCGGCTATTCAATACAAGTGATAGATAAGCATTCGGCAACAGTAAGCCACGAAGATTATTTTTTTGATTTGACTAAATTGTAAATTATGACCCCAATAGAAAAAAGACTACTAGAATGCAATATAGCCCCAACAGAGCCGCTAATTAACTTGCTAAAGAATATGATGGCAATAGGTTACGCCACCGCTTGCATGGGCATATCCACCACCACACTAGAGGACTTGCACAGTGAATGGTTTAGTGAAGAAAAGAAGAAAAAAAGTGAATGAAATAGGTATCAGTGGTGATAAGTATTATTTTTGCTAAAAAGAAAAAATGAAAAAATTTATCTCATTTAGCGGCGGTGTTGAAAGTACTACAATGTGCATTTTATACGGTAAAGGCGCAACCGCTATCTTTTCAGATGGGAAATCCGAACATAAAAAAATGTATGAGCGGCTTGATTTAGTAGAGCAAAAACTGAAAGAATTGCATAACGGTGATTTTGAATTAGTAAGATTAAAAGCTACTGCAAAATACAAAGGCGAATACTATGATAGCTTAGAAAATTTAATAGTTGCTCAAAAGTTTATGCCTAGCGGTCAAACAAGATTTTGCACACGACAATTTAAAATAGAGCCTATTGATAATTTTTTAAGCCAGTACGATGAAGTTGAATTAATGATAGGCTTAAACGCAGACGAAGAAAATAGTAGAGAAGGCAATTGGGGGTTACAGAAAAATGTCAAATACACTTATCCTTTAGTAGATGAAGGCTTAACTCGTGACGATTGTGAGGATATTCTTAACTTACATAACCTTCATCCTAATATGCCTGTTTATATGCTTAGGGGGGGGTGTCGTATGTGTTTCTTCAAATCAGAAAAAGAGTATAAAGCTATGTATCATTTGAGTAATGATGAATTTAATGAAGTAATGGCTTTTGAAGAACAGATACAGGACAGGAGAAAAAAGTTTTACTCAATAATGGGTAATGGCAAAAGTTTAAGACAATTAGCAACACAATGTAAAAGTGAAATGTTTACAGATGTACAAAGCCTTTACGATGATTACAAAAAAGAAGGCAAAAGTTGTGGCGCATTTTGTAGGAGATAATTATTAACAATTAAATAAAAAAACATGAAAATTTATTATGCAAGACCGATTTCTCTTTACGGTTCAAAACAAGAAGAAAGAGACTTGTTAGAATTAAAAAAAATTCCCAATGCAGACATCGTAAATCCAGACAAAAAAGAGTTGGCAGAAAGGTATAAAATTGAAGGAATGGATGTGTTCTTGCAAGCCGTTACAGATTGTGATGCTTTAACTTTCCGTTCTTTTCAAGACGGCTCAATAAGTGCTGGTGTAGCAAAAGAAATTGATAAAGCTAAGGAGTTAGGTAAGTTAGTATTTGAACTGCCTACAATAACAAGTAAACGTATTCTTTCAGTAGAAGATACTAGAGAATATTTGAAGTTATTAGGTAATAGATAACAAATTATCCCGATATGGTATAGCTAAAAATGCAAGTTATTGGTTATCAAAAGGGCGTTACCCCGTTCGGGTACGTTTGAAATTTCCACCATAAAGTTGAATAACAGCCCCTATTGCCGCCAAAATACAACTTTAAAGTTGTCACGCAAAATGCTTGTAATACTTGACATATTATTAGTAAACGCCGTAAGTGATAATATAATCCTATCAACAAATTACTGCGAAATAAACGCTTAAATGTTGATAGATGTTGATAGAAATGTTGATAGAAATAAAAAAGCCCCCACTTTCGTAGAGGCTTTCGAGCGTGATAATCACATTCCGTTTTTGTTACCATAAGTAACAGGCTATACCATACTATGATATAGGGGGAACAATGCAAAAATAAGCTAATTTCAATAATTAGCTGCATCGTTATAAGGTAACGTGCCTAAATCTATTCAGTTAACCAATTCCTTCACCCTTTGGGTAATGAGGGGCGAAGTTACTAAATAATACTCACGCCGAAATATCTGCCATTAACTCCCTAATAATTAGGGAAGATAGGATTTTGTAAACCTGTAATTGAAATGTCAGAATAAATTTCAATTTCTATTTTCACACGTTCATAGAAATCATCTTTACTATTAAATTCATCACATACTATTTTAGCTAATAATTTAGCATTTTCTAGTTTACGACTAGGGTAATGTGTATCTGTCATAAATGAACTGCCTACATACCCATCTACATAAGGAATAAACTTTTTAATTAACTCTTCTGCCTTTAAAAATTCTTTTGTCATTTTATATTTTTTTTAGTAACCATTTATAAAAACATTTTATATGCAAACTAGCAAGTGCAGGATGGTCTTTATACTTAACTTTTTCTTTTGTCAATTCATTAAGTTTTTTGTCTATTTCTATTGCAATTTCTGATATATTGCACAATTCCATTGCATTTTGCTTTTCCTCAATTCTTATTTCATTTTCAACTTTTGCTAGTTTAAATTTTAATCTATCAATTATATTTTTATTTAAGATTAATGCCATATTATCTAGCATATCGCAATACTCTTGATATTCACTTTTCATAAACTTTCTTTTTTATTTAATCAATTCAAACATCGCACATCCTGTATTATTTGCGCCTATCTTCTTTAGCCCCGTAGCCGTATTATTAGCCCTTTGTTTAGCGCAATACTTTAGTTTATTATCATGCCTATGGGTAATGAGTGGTAAAAGTACACTATCTTTGCCTTATGAAAAAACTATCTTTATTTATCGCATTATTTATTGCGTTGGGGGTTAGGGGGCAACATACGATTGAAATTAAACACAAGTACTATACGGTGCAATTTGACACGGTATTTTGCCAGGGGATACTAAACGACTATTGGCAAACAACGGCGCATTATAACGCTTTAAAGACTACTGCTAAAGTGGATAGAAAAACGTGTGCAGCATTTACGCAAGACCCTTTAGTACCTAAACGCTTTCAGATAGTATCGCAAGTAGATTATAACTCTTATAACAAAGAAAACCCTACACATAAGATAAATGTCGGTCATATCGTACCTTTTGAGGCAATGGCATTTGACCCAATAGCAGCGAAAGAAACAATGTACTTTGGTTCAAATACTAGCTTTCAAGATGGTTTTGAAAATCAGCACCAATGGGCATTTACTGAAAAGGGGGTTCTTGATGATGCTGCTACAATAGATAGTATTCACGTTTACACGGGGGTTCTTATAAGTCTTTCGCATCCTAAGAAGTACCACAATATATTCATAGGGGACTACTATTTTAAGATTGAAATAAAAAAGGGTGTTGTATCGGCGTGGTTAGCAGTTAACGATAGCAGTAATACAAGCACAAAGCCAAGTGATGCAGCTATTTCTATCGACAAACTAAAGGCTATTATATTACAGTATTACCCTCGTTTACAGTTGGGGTTTTAGCCTAATAAGTATTTTATCAATAACTAAAATTGCCGCTTCATATAATTCTAGCCTATAATAGCACAATGTGATATTAATCATAAACCAGTGTGCAAGTGTCATAACTTTAATTTTCTTCTGGTGATTTAATTCTTTCGGGATATATTATCTCCCAAAAACTATCGGGTAAAAATTCTATATTACTATGCCATAACTTATTAGTTGCACTATAATATCTAGGATAAGCATGAGGCATCCAATAGTTTTTAACCCAATACCATCCGCTTTCTCTTGTCATAAATTAAAAATTGTGTTTCTGATAAACTCATCAAAGCCTCTTTTTTATAGTATGCTTCTTGCTTTGGGTTTGTCTATAAAGCCTTAGTGCGTTCTGCTTATTCAATGAGGGGATATAAACACACCCATCATTTTTGATTAAGTCATTAATACCACTATAATATTTACGGGCAGCCTTATGAAAACTAATATCTTTATTGGAGTTAAGTTTAGTTATCATTTTTACATTTTAATTGACTACTATAAATTTCATCAGGTGAATGATTCCAATCATCATCACACCATACTTCTTTCTTATCTTTATCAATTTCTATAATTGTAAGTTGCACAGGAAATTCCTCCATTACCCATACTTTCTGACCTATTCTTAATCTTTCTAAAATCATTTTTTATAAATTTAATGTTGGGTGTTCATCACAATCTTGCATACCGCCTTCTTCAATTTCTTCACGTTTATCAAATGAATTATGCACTATAATCATTTTGCCGTTTTCAAACCAAACATTCGGGCAGCATTCACAAGTACTATTTTCATCGTGTTCTTTTAAATCGTTTAATGGTATTACGTTTAGCATTTGTTTAATTGGTTTAAATTTTTTTCACGTTGTTGCCTTTTCAGTCTTTCGCTGAATGTTTCTTTACCTTTTTTGCGCCTAACGTTTCTGCTAGAAATAGTGATGTCGTTTCCACTACTTGCATTTTTTTTAATTTGCAAAAACATAGCCTCTTGCTTTTCTGCATCTTCTTTACTGTAACTCATAATTTTTCTAAATTTAACATACGTTTATAATTTTTTATTATCTTATTAAAAAATGAAATTGCTTTCAATTCTTTAACCCCACATTGCTGCCTAAGATGATAATCAGGGCGTTGTAGTTTTATTTTTTTCCTCATAAAATTGTTCTAAAATATAAGAATGTCCGTTTTCTCTAAGGTACGATTTTAAATTTTCATATTCATTATTTTTTCGCAAATCTGCAATTAAAATGTTTGATTTTTTTACTAAAGACTTATTTTCAAGTAATTTGTTTTGCAACTTCTTTTTCTTCCATAAGGGAGTTTGTGCGGAATTATATTGATCAGCCATCAAATCCCGTTTTTCTTTTAGTTCATTACTTATACTATTAATGTATTGCTCGATGTCGGTAGATACTCCTATCTTAATTATAGTGGAAATATCTTTAGGATTGAAATAATTTATTTCACAAATAGACTTTGATAATCTATCCGACATTTCATTTATTGCGTCTGCTATTGTTTTTAATTTCATAAGTTAGTTTTAATAAACAGTGATTTAATAATATGCTTAATGTTGCCCTTTTCATCTTCTGATTGTTGAATGTTGTTCATAATGTGTTAATTTAAAATGGCAAAATACAAAGTTGGCGTCCATTTTTCCAATGTACGGTAGCTGATAATAATCCTCCGTTTACATCTTTGCGTTTTTCTTCCAACCATTCCCTATCTACTACTATCATCTTTTCGGGAAGTTGGGGGTTAATTCTGTTTGCATATTATATAACATTTATTTTAGATTCTCTTAAACCACTACAGTTACAATTAGATAACAAATCTATATGTCTATTATAGAACTCTATCAAGTTTTCTTCTGTGTCAAACCTCATAAAATAACGCCTATCACCACTAATCCTTCTATGCTTTTGCTTCTTGTTTCTTTCATATCTCATATCTATTCTCCAATAGTGAGCCATGTTTTTACTAAAAAACATAGACTTTTCAGAAATATAGTTTTCATAAAGTTCTTTTAAAAAGAATGTATTACTAGAACGTAATGTAGGTAAGAAATGAATACACTTCGTAGCATCAGCATTACGTTTGTAAGTAACCTCTTTTACCCCTTTTTTACAATAAGCGTTTATCATCCCTACCATATTATAGACCTCTGAATGATAATTAACACAATTATTGCATATAACTAATTCTGGTTCTTTTGACATATTGCGTATGTTTTATCTGGTGAAAGATTGTGTGATTGTAGAAAAGATTTTAAGGATATATAAAAGTCAATATCGAAAATATAAGTATCTTTTTTGAAATCTTTGTATAAATCATCTCCAGCTTCTGTATGTAAATAAAAGTCTTCTATATTTATATTTTCAAACATATCCTCTGTAATAGTGTCGGTGGTGCAGAGGAAGGTGTAGTTATTGTCTTTGGGTAGTTCAATATACTGCATAGTGCTTACACTATATCCTTTAGGTACAGGTGGCAAGTAGCATAAATCACCATCATCTACCGTTATATGTTCACTATCTTTTACTATTGGCACAAATATGTAACTGCCTTTACTCGTTGTTATTTGTTTCATAATTAGGGGGTTTTAGGGTTTTCAATTGGTAGCCAATATTCAGCATTAACGACATTGTATTCAGTATCTTGCCAACAAGTTGATATACCTTGTGAAGATTCTGTTTTGCTTACTAATTTTGCTTTGCAAAAATCAAATATTTGCTCTTTTTTAGATTCAAAAAAATAACCAACTAAAACATATTTTTCAAAACTTGGTAATTTATCTTTTACGCTTATCCATTCCATAATCTTCTATTAGTTATTAAATACGGGTTAATATCCAATGTTCTAGGGTCAATAGCTTCTATCCCAAACACATTTATACGCCGTGAAAATAGGTATTGGAAGAGGGCAAGTTGGTTGGTTGCAGTATAAGAACATCCCTCTAATGATTTAAAAAAGGAATTATAAGTACTAGAATACCTAAATAACCATTCATTGCCATCAGCAACCTTCCATGCAATAATATCCCTTAATATCTCATACTCCTCTCCCTTATACGTCCCCTCTATCTTAGCCAACTCCACTAAAGGTATCTCATACTTACCCTCGTGGTTGATTGTTTCGGTGAGGCAGGAAAGAGGGTATAGCAAGGGAGTGATATTAAGTAACGGGTTATTTATGCAATGAAATAAAGAATTCAAAGAGGATAATTTGTAATTGATTTCATCTACCCATTTATATTTAACCTTCACCCCACTATTCAAATAGTGGGTTAGTTCGTTATTTTTCATTTGTCAATAATTTTACTGTTGATTCAATTACTTCGTGTCTTATGCAGCCGTGTTCAGTTACCACAAAATGTTTATTTATTACGCTATCATAATGATAATAGCCTAATATTTTAGCCTTAGCATCTCCCACAATAGTAGCAGTTACTAATAATTCTCTTCTAGGGTTGTTCATTTGTTATCTTTTTAGCGTTAGATAATGCGGTTCTTGCAACTACAACACAAGCCCAACTATCGGCTTTACTAGAATCACCATACTGGTCATCAGCGTGTTGTTTATTCATTTGTATTATTTTCTCCAATGCTTCCACCAACTCACTATGGCTTTCAGCGAGTGGGGTGTAGTAGGTGTCGAGGATGTAGCTTGCGCCCATCCTAAAACTATTTTCATCATCAATAAATACATCTGATTCTATTTCTTTTTGTATCCCTTTCTTAATTTGTTCTTTTGTCATTTCTTTTGTTTTAAAAGTTTAGTAACTTGTTCTTGATAACCTTCGCTTATTTCTGTACAAAGTTTCACCAATAACTTAAAATACTTTTGTTCTGTTTCGGACA